AAAAACATTTGATGAAGCAATAGACGAAGCAGCTGCATGGCAGATAAGAAATACATACCCTACGTACAGTAAAGTACCCGAAGTAATTAAAAATTTAAGAAAGCTACCATTTGGTAATTTCGTATCGTTTCCTGCAGAAATGATTAGAACAACACACAATATTGTATCTATTGGTTTAAAAGAAGCTACCTCTTCTAATGCACAATTAAGACAACAAGGTTATAGAAGATTACTTGGTGCATTTGTTACACTAGGTGGAGCCGAAAAAGGTGCAACAGAATTAGCTAAAACTTTAACAGGCACAACCACAGAACAAGTAGAAGCGTACAAAAGAAGTTTATCTGCACCTTGGGATTCAAGAGCAGCTATCATGCCAATCAATACTTGGAAAGGTGGCATAGGTAAAGCCGTTAACTTCTCATACTTTAGTCCTTATGATGTAATTACACAGCCAGTAAAAGCTGCATTAAAAACATTAGAAGAAGGTAAATTAAAACAACAGGATGCAGACGTTGTTGCTTTTAATTTATTTTTAGGACCTGATGGACCTGTAAGAAAATTATTAGATCCATTTGTATCTGAGTCTATTGCACTTGAAAGAATATCAGACGTTATACCAAGTGGATTGCTGGTTGGAGGTAGAGGTGGTGAAACTAAAACAGGTAAAGTAGTTTACTCTGAAACTGATGATGGACCCACTGCATTTATGAAAAGTTTAGTTCATATTATAGAAGGTGTGCAACCAACTGGAATTACAACAGGTCAAAAAATAATAGCTGGTATAGAAAAAGATATTAAACGAGGTGGTGATCCTGTATCTTTACAAGATGAATTACTTGCGTTGTTTTCTGGTGTTAGAATAATAAACGTAAACGTACCAAAAGCTATGGAATTTAAAATTACAGACTACAACAAAAAATTTAGATCTGTAACAAAAGCAGAACAGTTTTTTAGTTTAAAAGATTATCAAAATAGAGGACCAGAAGTAATGGCTGAAGAATTTAAAAACATACAAGATGAAACGTTCAGAGTTAATCAAGATTTTTATTTTATATTAAAAGATGCTATGGAAACTGGTGTTAAGGAAAGAGATCTTTTAAGAATTTTAAGAAAAAGAAACATATCATACAGCAAAGCTAAAAAATTATTAAAGGGCAAAAATATACCATACACTGCATATGAAACACGTATGAAGGATAGAGTTAAAGCAGCAGAAAAAATAGCAAAAGACAGAGGCGAAAAAATAAACAAAGAATATTTTTATCCTAAAAAATTATTTAGAAATATATTAAAAGAGTACAAAAACAAAGATCTTTTAATAAAAGAAGATTCACAACTAAATGAAATAGAACGAATATTAAAAATTCAAAAAGATAAGTTAAGTTCTGTTCCGCAACAAACAGAAGATAGAGCATTTGCAGAGATGCAAACACCACCATTGCCTGTATTACCTATGCCAAATGTTAGAGTTGCGGCAGCTAATACTGTACCAAATACTAACTTGACACGTACAGAGACTGCTTTATTATCACCAACAGAGCAAATTATTGCTAGCAGGAGTAGAACATAATGGCGAGAAAATCGGCACTACAAAAAATAGAATCACATGAAAAGCTTTGCAGAATCATGCAAAAGCAAACGTTCGAACAAATAAAAGAAATGAAAGAACGTATTAAAAGATTGGAATATTGGATAGTGGGAGGTATGGGAGCTGTTCTCATAACTTTGCTCACTGACATCGCAGGATAATGGAACTTACACGTAATTTTACTTTAGCAGAATTAATCAAATCGGATACAGCTATCCGTAAAGGTATAAACAATAACCCTAACGCAGAACAGATAGAAAAATTAAAAACATTGTGTGAAAAAATTTTACAGCCAGTACGTGACCATTTTGGCAGGGTAAAAATAACTAGCGGTTTCCGTAGTCCTGAGTTGTGTGTTGCCATAGGGTCGAGTTTGTCCAGCCAACATTCAAAAGCTGAGGCGGCGGATTTCGAAGTTGTGGGTGTAGATAACTGTGAGCTTGCTGATTGGATTAAAAGAGAGCTTCCGTATGACCAGCTCATCCTCGAGTTTTATACTCCGGGTGAACCCAACAGCGGATGGATACATTGCAGCTATACAGAAGGAACACCACGAGCTAGTTTTCTACATGCATTTAGATCAGAAGGTAAAACAAAATACAAACCTATACTTGGAGACGCAAAAGATTTATTTATTTAAATCCAAGCTCTTAATTCTTCGCCTAATACTTCAGATGCAATATTAATTTTATCTCGTAAAGACTTTACAATTTTTTCATCTACTGTTTTATCAGCTATGATATCTATGTAAGTTACGTTTTTCTTTTGTCCAATACGGTGTGCACGGTCCTCCGACTGTAAACGCTTCTCTAGGTCATATCCGTTAGAATAGTAGATTACGGTGTTTGCAGACGT